ATGTTTAATTTCTAATGTATGATAAATAAGCACATCACTTGGGCTTGAGGCATAAGCTTCCATAATAGCCTGCTGTAAAACATCATTTGGCATCGTACTCTCCTAATATCCAACAGCAAACCATGAAACTATACCTTGACGACATCCTGTATCATCAGAATCCCGATATCGAATACTGAAAGCCGTTGTACTAATATTGACAGCCACAGCAAGGTAATTATAGTCACTGGTATAATTAGTCGGCTGATTATAAGGGGTCAGTAATACCATTAGCGGAGCTGCCGAAAATGCGATTGGAAATGTGACCGGAAAATCAGCATTGGCATTGACCATAACTTTACCACCTTGCTTGATTAAGCCAGTTGCCTGATTTCTTTCATACCAGCAGGTATCATTCCATGCCGACAGAAATATCTTAGCATTAACCAGCGCAGATGTTATATTGCCCAAATCTGTATCGACTTTATTTATTAAAGTATTCCTAAGTTCGGTAGTGTCTTCTTCTGAAAGAGGGCGACAAATATCCGCACATTTAATATAAACCAATTCATAATAAGATTTAGGTCTTGTTTCCGAACCATAACGGGGAATTCCGTTGATTC